TTGTGCTCATTTGATTTGTTTTTTATTGTTCTTGATTATTGTTTGACAAATGTACTACAATATTTTAGATAAACAAAAAAAACCTTACTAATTTTAGTAAAGTTATTAACAAAGATTTGTTAGCTTAGAAAAATAGAGTGAAGATAATCCCTCCGATAAATGAGATGGGTATACCTATAAGCGCTGCGCTGCGCCATGATTCTTTGCGTGCAGCTTCGGTAGATAGCTCTTGCTGCGCTTTAACTAACTGCTGTGAAGTCTTTTCGTTGGTGAGCGCCCATGCATCTATAGACTTCTGCTGATCTTTAATTACAATAGATGAAATACTATCTGATTTAGTTAGCGTTATAAACTGAGTCTTAAGATAGTCACGCTCAGCCTTTAGCTTAAGCAGACTTCTTACTTGTTCAGTCGTTAGACTGACCAGGGTATCTTTCGGAGGTGAGGCTTGAGAGTAGATTGTGCATGGCTCTCCTAAGCCCATTCCTATCAAGAGAATCAATAGCACTAATGTTTGCTTCATAGATTTGTGTATTACGTTCTAACTGCTGATTTAATTCATCAATCTGAAGCATACGCTGCACGTTAGTAGCTTCTAAAGAATCAATAACTTTAGTAGCTTTCTCAGCTCTGCGCTCATATCCTTCTATAGTTTTTTCACCCTGCTTAATTCTGATGTATAAACTCTGAATAATTATGCAGATGGTGATAGCTACAGCTATAAAAATAGCGCCCTTAATTTGATCCTTCGTCATTAGATTTCTTTTTGGTAAAGATAGATTCTATAACTGTTAACCCTAATCCTCCTCCTGCTAAAATAAGCAAGCCGTCAAACATGTATTCGGGAGTTTTGTATTCAGTGAATGTGCCTATGTAACTTAAGTTGATGCATACTACTAACGCTAAGATAGATGCCACTCTCTTAGAGCTCGCATCGGTCTCGTTACTGAATACACTCTTCAGCCATTTCATCTGCGCTTCTTATTCATCTTATAGATGGTAAAGATGGATGCAGCTGCTGATAATAGTAGGCAGAATATTTTTAATGCAAATTCAACATCTAACATCCATGCTGGCACTGATAACAGAATGCTGCTAATAGTGCCGGTTACTCCTTCTGCTACTTGTTGCTGATGGTTGCTCATATCTCTTTTAATAGAGTGTAAGTAAATGCCTTTTTGTTTGATTTAATGCATGCTTGAATAAGCTCTTTATATTGCTTAGGCATGTTCAACACTTGGCAGCCTGCGCTCCACTTATCTATATTCTTTGATTCAGTAGATTCGTTAGCTCTATGAATGTTAATTCCAAATAGGCCTGTATCTTCTTTACCTTGCTCCTCAGCTATTGAATCTTTGTCCGCATCTCTGAATACAGTTACCTTTTTAGACTGCACTAATGCGCTGTATTTGCCCTGATGCAGTCCTATTGTGTATGTGTCTACGTATTGCCCTGCCTTAAGTACAGCAGTTCCAAGCTTATTCATAGGTCTATTCAGCCAAAAAGTACCTGGATTAGTTGTGCCAGTGTACCACTTGACCTCATTACCCTGCACCAAGCCTATTAGATCGTCAAATTTGTTAGGCTCGTTAGCTTTGCTGCGGATACCCACGATGTGAATAGATGGCCATTTGTAGCCAAGCTCTGTAAATTGAGCCTTAAGCTCGTCTATTGTTGGTGCTTTCATTCTTGCGTAGTTCTTTATCTCGTTTAGTTAAATAGACCTTGAGCTTTCGCTCATAGTCTTTACGTGTTTTTTCTTCCTTTGTCATGCGTTATCAGTTAGTGAAATCTCTCACGTTGAATCTGCTCCATGAACTCGCTTCAGTTCTCCCCTCGCTAAATGCTACAGTGCTCTGCCTGTTCACTTTGCGGAGAGGATGAATATCAGGAAAGTTATTAGAGCTGTATTCAGGGTACAAAGTGCTATTGTCGCACAAATAATCTACTAAGCGCTGAGTGTACCACTGAGCATTCTCACGCGCTTTCTCTACTAATGAATCCATCTCACCCTTAGAAATGGCTGTAGTATTCTCAGATTGACGTGTAACTAAGTTACCATTGTCATGCTTGTACATTAGGAATGGATAAAGCTCTACCATGGTCCACCAAGCAGTAGGCTTAACTATGTATTCATTTAATAGAGTTGCATAGACTCCAGCTAATGTGCCTGCGCTTATCTCATTCTTAATCTTGTTAGTTAAATCAGTTCCAAGGTAAAGAGTCATGTACTTATCCTGTGCCAAGTACATTGCAGGGCGAATAAGATTAGTATCTACAGCCTCATTAAGCTGAGTGTACTTCTTAAGAAATTCCTCGTTAATAAATAATATTTCGGGTGCTATTGCCATGTTATTAGTGTTTAATTTGTTCCTGGGTATCTGCCGTTATTCGGTAAGTCATACGTGCGAGTGTTAGCTGTAGCAAAGTCTTTAGCAATATCTTTTAAAGGCATGCCTGCACGTATAGCTCTTGCTACTGAAATAGGATTAGATGACTCTAAACCATTATCAGCAATGAAGCGGCCCTTTTCTCTCTTTCTAAAATAGACTCTTCTCTCCCAAAAATGTTTACAATTAACTGAGCCCTTGTACAACCATACGCTATAGGTAGAGCCATTGTGTCCCATGTTAGGATTAACTGAGTTACTATCTGAACTCATAGCAGTTAAATCCTCATAACGATATACAATGCCAGCCTTAGCAGCGCTTACCATTTGACGGCAGAATCTTCTACTATCTTTACTTAAATTCTTTGAATAGCTATATCTGATTTTATACAATCCGCTATCCATTTCAGATGGCTTATCAGGATCTGCATAGCTTCTAACTGATGCAAGATTAACAGGCTCAGCTTCGATAAGCTCCCACTCTTCCTCGTCTACTATCTCGCCCTTATCTTCTAAGAATTCACACCACCAATTCTCGTCCTCATCTGTAAAGATTGGAGGCTTTTCTTGTGGCTCTAAATTAGTCTTTTTTTTTTCAGCGCTTAGTTGAGTTGTTGCAGTTTGTGCAACAGTTGTTGTAGTGATTTCTTCGCCGAAAATATCATTAGACTCAATGTATAAATCAGCCACAATGCCCATACCTTTAAATATTTCTTCAAGGCTATCTGTAATTATCTTTTGATAAGGCTCAATTATATTCTTATTGAAGATGCGGTAAGCGCTCTTCATTTCGTCAGCGTTGCTGCCTAATCCGCCTGCATCTCTAATACCAAATAATAGGGGTGAAGTTACGCGGTGAGCTGCTAAGATATTCTCTCTTGACTGCACGCTTAATTCTTGCCACTGCTTATCTGCATCGGACATTGGCACTAAGTCTAAACGCGGTGCTCTATCAGCTGATTCATTAAATGTGAATACTACCTTACCTGCTTTCTTAGCACCTACCATGGTCTCCCAATTTCTGCGAATAGCCATCTGCTCCTCAGGATCAGGAATGCCATTGTTCATATGCAAGAAATAGCTCGGTGCCATTCCATTGCTTAAGAATGCTCTATAAAATTCGCTAATGTCGCGAGTAATTTCAATGTAATTAATAGCACTGTAGTAATCAGGCTTAGGATAGTAAGCGCTGCCTGGTGTCATTACTCCAACGAATAACACTTGCGAAGGCTCATCTGCTTTCGTGGTAGTGTTATACATCGGGATGAATACAGGAATGTTTTTTTTCTTGCGAGTATCTGACCAATCCTTTGAGTAATAAATACCCGGTATAATATCCTCATCATTAGCCACAGCTAAGCGGCAGTTTTCGTATGGCAGATGATTAATCTTAGCAATAGTGTTTCTATCTACTGACCAAATCACCTCTAAGTAATATCCGCCCTGCATCTTTGCATCCAATGCTATTGGCCTGCGAATAGTATTTAATTTAAGTCTATCTATCTCTCTTTGAGCAGCAGGATTGTTACTCTTAATTTCCTTCCCTGCAATCATGAATGCAATGCTCATAGTAAGAGCAGAGTGCACAGGAGAGGCATAGTATAAATCAATGAGATAATTGCTAAACAAGTTAGCCTCGCCAAGCGTTACCCATCCTTTAGGAGTTTCTTTTTCAGTAGCCTCTTGTGGCATTGCTGCGCCAAGATTAACTAACATTGGTGCTGAGTGTGCTATATTATCCATTGTAGGCTATATCGTTATCTATTGTTAAATTTGGCTCAGTGAAACGTGGAGTAGTAATATCTTCAACTATCAAATAACCCTTCTCTATTACTCCTTCTACTGCCGCGTTGGTAGAATCTAAATTAGTGCTGCTATTTTGGCCATAAACAATATAACTAAACCTAGCTGGGTAGTTAATTAGTAGGCTTGCAGCTGTTGGTGTGTTGGCATTCGTGCCAATCTGAATGGTAGTATACCTATCATTCTCAGCTATCTTGGTAGGGATAGCGTAAAGCTTCTGAAGTGTCTGCTCGTTGGTAAGCTCAAGCAGGTAATGAGTGTATGGATTAGCAAGCAAAAGCTCCCCTTCCTTTAGTGTAAGGTAGAGGAGCTGTGCTGCTGTATTTTTAAGTAAGTAAATCATGCTTTAAATATAGCACAAATTTACTTATAGTGAACCTTGTACTACAGTAATTGTAGAGTAGTCATCCCATACGTCAGTAGTATCACTAACAGTAAGGTAGTAAGCTTTATCTTTCTCCTCTCCTGTGAATGTAACTGTAAATCCTGACATATCTCCTTTAGCTGTTCCTGTAGCTGTAGTAAATGCAGTGATTTGCACTCCATCCTTATAGCCACACATCCAAAGGTTATCATTGTTATCCAATACCCAAAGTACGTTACGGCCTTTAGCAATGTTCTGAAGTTGTAGTGCACGCTCAGCTGTCATGCCATGAAACATAGCTACAACAGTTTGAGTGTAGAATACAGTGCCATTCTCAACGCTGATAGCAGCCTCTTCGGTGAATGATCCTGTATGCTTAGGTAATAAAAATTCGTAAACGCTACCAGTTGCTAATGCCGTAACTTCGTTATCGGTAATAGTAGCTGAGTTAGCAAATGTATCATAGGCGCCAAGGTAGATTGCTTTAATCCCCCCGATTGCTTCGCGGCAGTTGATCTGGAATCCAGCGGTAGTTAGACAGCTCATATCGGTGTGTAATTTTTTTTATTTT